TGCTTTCTCAGCCGCTTTCATTGCGGCATCAGTTAATCGCTCACGCTCTTTCTCTGCTACCAGTTTGGCAAAGGCTTCATCACGAACTTGATGCCAGTTTGGGTGATACTCACCTTTCATGTTCAACACTTTGTCCGCTTCTTCATCAGCCTTGTCAGCCATCTCAATGATTTCATCTTGTGTCATAGATTTACATATCTCCTTTTAGGTGGTTTGATTCTGTCAGCCAAGGCATAAACATAAAAGCGTTTAGGCTTGACACTTTTTTTAGCCATTTCTCGCTCTGCTGTTAATGCCTGTTGGCTCTTGGAAAAATCCCAGAACTTTGGGTAATAGGTTTTAAAGAAATCGGGGTGAAATGCGTTCATTTTGTTTCCTTGTTATATGGCTCAATTCCCAATTCTTTTGCAATTTTGTGTTGTAACTCAGTAATTTGGTGCGTATTACCAGCCACTTGTGCGTTAAGCAATCGAACATAAGCAAGTGTGTTTTCGTTGTGGTCAACAAGCAAGCGCAATTCTTCTTGCAATCGTTTTAGATAAGTTATTGGTTTTTCAATCATGCGTTTTTTTCCTTAGATGCTTGTTCTAGTTTATTTAAACGCTCTGTAAGCGCTTTAACTGCAATGGTTAATGCCAACACCTCGGCTTGCAATTTAGCCTCTTTAGAAGGCGATTTAATCAATTCTTGTTTGACTTTTGACCTACGCTCTATTTCGTTGAAGGCTTCATCTTCTTCTGGCGTATAGCGGTGCGGTATGGATATGCCGATATGTCTCATACAAATGGTGTCAGTTGGGATTGTTTAAGAGAGTAGTATTCCCCATTGCCTGTGTCAATTAGGTTATCTTCTACCAAGAAATCCTCTTGGTAAATCCACCCAATAATCCGCACACAAGAGGTGTGGAGTTCGGTCAAGATGAATACATCTACTGGTTTTGTGCCAGACCAAAAGACTGCGTTAAGGTTGCCGCCAATCTTCTTGGCGCACTTAACATCAATCTTTTTGCCCTTGCGTGTCACCAAGTCAGCCCCAAACTTCCTAAAGTCACAGTTAAGGTCAAACGGCAGTTTTAAGTATTTGGACACCGCATATTCGGTAAGCACACCATCAATGGACATTTTCACGCCATCAATGGTTTTATCTTGCCTGCGGTCTTTGGCAAACTGACTGGTGACATGATTCCTCAACTTACCGATATATGTGCAAACCATAATTTCAGTTTCAGTTAAAGGAACTTCGACATAGTTAAAAGTCAACATCCGCAAAGTCATCTTTGGGTTTTGGCGCGTTCATGTACGCCCAACCAGACCAACCGCCCTCAACGATAGGCATACAGTCAAATTTCAGCATAAGCCCATTCTTAGTTTCGATAATTGACCCAATACGCTGATAGCGGTTCTTTTCTTGCCCGTCTTTGTTGGTGTATTTGCCTGTGATAACGCTGACTTCGTATTGTGTTTTAGACATTCTTGACTTTCAAATTGTTTAATTTAGTTACTTTGTCATCCAGTTCTTTAAGGAACAGATTTACTTCTTCTTCTAGCGTTGCTACATATTCGGAGTCAAACTCAACGCGCTTGACAAACAACTGAAGTTCTTGTGGCAATCGTGGGTCAAAGGATATGAAGTCTGTCCATTGACGCTCACAACATCGCATTTGCCATTGAATTTGCGGAATGTATTTGGGTGGAACTCTGTCGGCTAATAAGGTATCAATATGCGTATTACTCTGAGGGCATTTACATTCGATGTTTCCGAACAAAGACACCAAGCCATCAGGACTAGCGCCAGCCATTTCAATCGTTGGGTGGTTAACAAATCCCACAGTTTCCACCAACACATTGTTGGCGTTCTCATAGGCTGAGATAGCCAAGGCTTCATTTGCTACACCCCATTCCATAGCGGCATTAGTAAACGACTCCCCTTGTTGACCAGTAAGGCGCTCACAAATTAACTGTGCCATGTAGTTATCACGACTAGCGGAGTAACCCGTCTTTGTCTTGGCGATTACATCTGCTACCCGACTAGCGGTGACTTTGCCTAATCTGGCGGCAAACCATTCTTCTGTGCGTTGTTCCATTAATATGTTCCTTTAAATGAATAGCCTTCTTGATAGAGAACCATAACGATTTCAAATGCTGTTTTTGAACCAATATTTTCAAACCTTAATAAATCAAGCGGGTGTATCTGTGTCAATGCACGAACAGTATCAACCCCATTTGCATGTAAGGCATTGGTTGCTCTTATTGACAAACAAAGCCCATCAATAGAAACATCCAAAGGTGGTTCTTCTGGTGGTTGTTGAATAGTGTTTTGGTATTGGAATTTACGCAATTCTTCCCAAGAATCTGCCTCAAAAATTACTTTCATTTCAGTTTCCTTTTCATTAAATCTTTTGCACCAGTAACCGCCTCAAGCCATTCTTTGTCTGTGCCTGCCGCTTTGTAAGCATCTTTAAACGCTGTTTGCAGTTCCTCTACTGTCTTAGCGTCTTGGATGGCGGTGATGTGGTCTTGCATAAGGTTGTGATTAGCCTTTTGCTCTGGTTGCTTCTTGGATGCCGCGTTGCCATCGTCATCTTCTGGGGCGATGCCGCAGGCGCTCATAAGCGAATAGCGACGCGCATAAGTCAAACATGAGGCATACCCTTGGCTATCGCGTTTGGTGGCTGGGAAATGGACTATTCCGCACTCCAGCATCTCGCCCGATTCGTGGACAAATACAGTCTCAACCATAACCCCGTCAGCACAGTCATAGTTCTTCTGTAATAGATATATGCCATTGGCGTTTAAAGCGTCTATAACGGCTTCTACGCAAGCGGAGAGGTCAGCGTAGCGTGAACGGAAATGTGGGTTTGTGGAGGTCTTTAAAGCAGGCCCGAAAGCCTTTTGTGCTTTAACTAATGCTGTGGCTATGTTTTTCATTTAGTTTCCTTTTCTGCTTCAATTTCTGCTTTTAAACGGGCGTATTCGTTTGCATCCATAACTTCGCAATTAAGCCCAAACAGGTTTTCGTCAAAGTCAATGAGGTCGTAAGTGAAGTTGCTTTCTAGCGTTTCCATGTTGTACTTTTGCTTAATGTGTTCAGCAATGAAGTGCTTGAGGTCGCTGATGTCTAGTTCGAGTCGCATATTAGTTTCCTGTGATTAAAAGGGTAAAGACTAAGCCTGCTACAAAGCCAGAGAGCCAGAACAATACTTTGTCAACAAGTGTGGGTGGTGGGGTGAACGGGCCTTCTATGCCGTGTTCTGTGTAATTGCTGTGTTTCATGCTAGTTCTAATGTCAAAAGTTTGTAAGTGTTAATTGCTTGTTGGCGGTTAGCCTTGCTAACATTTCTGAACCATGATTTAGTATTGCAACGACCTTGTGAGCCATATGCGCCACCAGATAACCACCGCTCTTGAGAAACAATGGTGTAAATACCACCTAAGTGGTTTGCACAAACATAAACGGCAAACTTAGTGCCTTTTAAATAAAGTTCTTGGTATCCTGTTTTCATGACAATTCCTTTTTAAGTTCGTAACGGGCAATGGCGGCATCAAGTTTGTCGTTGTAGGCTTCTTCTTTGCAAGCCTTGATGTATTGGCGCTCAAAGTCTTGGATAACTGAATCGCGCAACATCTCGGTAACTAACTGACCACCGATATAAGCAAAGTGCAAAATGTCGGTGTATGAGTCAAAGAAACAATCGACTTCGGTAAAGTCGCATACACAAGTCATGCGCTCAAAGTCTGTGTGTTCGTCTGCGTAATCTTTAATCATGCTGTCACCTCGACAACATTCTTGATGCCATAACGAGTTCTGTGTTCAATAGTGTCAGCAACTACATGGACACGATAGTTGGCAACCAAAAGCGGATTGTGGTTAGCCGCTTCAATTTTTTCATCACAAAATGCATTAGCCTCTGCATGATTATCAAAATGGGCAATGGTTTCCCAATTCTCATAAGGCAATGATTGAACTAAATAAATGTTGTTTGTCATACATACTTTCAAAAGACCCTTTTGCTGAATTGCTAGGGCATGGATGTGACTGTACATCAAATTTGGATAAAGTCAACAACTTGTTGAAAATAAATTCACAAAGTGTTGACATTTGGCAAATTGTTGTTAAGATGCAACTATGAACAAACAACAAATTGACGATGACATCAAGTTAATTTACCGACTTGGTGGCCCTACCGCTTTAGCCAATAGGCTTGGCTTTGCCTCTAAACAAAGGGTGCATAACTGGATATATAGGGGAATACCCCCATCCATCAAATTGGCATATCCAAAACTTTTTCTTAAAAAGATTAAAAAATGATTCCATTTTGTAGTTTTTGCAACACAGAAATTGTTGGTAGACACCATCTGGCAAAAGTTTGTTTTCCTTGTAGTGACCATAGCACCGATAAAACTGGGGTTATGTTCGCTATAAAAGCCGTCAAAAAGGCTGTAAAGGATGGACTGCTTGCGCCTGTGAAAACGCTATTTTGTATTGATTGTGGAAAGTTTGCTGAGTGCTATGACCATCGTGACTACAACAAACCGATTGATGTAGTTCCCGTATGTCGTAAGTGCAATTTCCGCAGGGGTTCTGCAATTTCTTTGAGTCAACAAAATTGATATATACTTTGCAAAACGCTTGGCGGCGTTACTCGTAGTAGGGTTACACATGAAGTCTGCTGGTACTGCGCCAGTCCGCCAACACCGAAAGGTGAGACTTCAGGTGTAGCCCTTTTTTTTGGGCAAAAAATGAGAATCAAGAACTATAAAAAGTTTCAGCATTTTAAGGATAGGAAACCACCTTGGGTGAAGTTATATCGTGACATTCTTGATGATTTAGAGTGGCATGAACTTGACCCAAAGGCATCAAAAGTTTTGGTGATGCTGTGGTTAATAGCCAGCGAAGATGAAGGCAACATCCCACCTATCAAACAACTTGCTTTTCGGCTAAGAATGTCAGAAAAGGAAACAGAAGTTTGCATTATCAAGTTGTCTCATTGGTTGGAACAAGATGATATCAATGCGATATCAACAGGATATCAAAGTGATAGTGTAGAGACAGAGAGAGAGACAGAGACAGAGGCAGAGTTTATATGTCCACCAAAAGGTGAACTTTCGCAATTCCCAACTTGTAATCACCAAGGGGTCATAGACCTTTATCACAAGCACTTACCAACGCTACGCAAGGTAGAGGTTTGGAACGATGCCCGTAAAGGCTACTTACGGCAGAGATGGCGTGAGGTTGCTGACGAACTATCCAAGACCAAGGAAATAGGCGCACCAGACATTCTTGGTTGGTTTGCAGAGTTCTTTGACCACATCGGTACATCTCGTTTTTTGACAGGCAAGGTCAACAGCAAAGATGGTCGCGCTTTTGTGGCAGACCTAGAGTGGATTCTCAAACCCAGTAATTTCGCAAAAATCGTAGAAGGAAAATACCATGGCACTAACTAATTTCAAAAACAACCAAAGTCAAGATAACGGCTCTGACGAAATACAGAAACTGATGTGTTCTGTACCTGGTTGTCTTAGTCGCTGGTCAGTACACATGAGTGGTGATAAGCCAAAGTGTTCTAAGCACCAATGGGAAAAGAACGCCAGCGACTACAAGCGCCCTATCGTTGCCAAGCCTGTATCTCAAACTGTCCAGCAATGGTATGAGAAGGAAAACTTCTGATGCACACAGAAGATTTATTTGGAGATGAAAACTTTGATTGGCAAAAGGAATGGCAAGGGATGCCAGAGTTTGTCCAAGAGAACCTACAAGAAATCCACAGCATCACAGTTCACTTTGTAACTGTTGAAGATATGAAACAATTTTCCGAACTGGTTGGCAAAAACATTACTTTTACAACAAAAAGTATGTTGTACCCAGTAACCAAAACAGAAAAAATGGTGTGGGTCGATGAATCCTAAACATCCAATCTATATTGTTTCCAAGGGAAGATGGGATTCTCGGTTGACTAGCAAATCGTTAGAAGCCATGAATGTCCCGTATTACATCGTTGTTGAACAACAAGAATACGACCAATATGCCTCTGTCATCGACAAAGAAAAAATCCTAATTTTGGATAAAAACTACTTAACCCAATACGAGACTTGTGACGAACTGGGGGACACTTTGGGAGTGGGGCCTGGCGCGGCAAGGAACTTTTGTTGGGAACACTCCATATCCATCGGTGCTACTTGGCATTGGGTACTTGATGACAACATAAACGGCTTTTGTCGGTTAAACAGGAATGAGCGCCACGAAGTGTCATCTGGGACTATTTTCAAAATTGCAGAAGATTTTGTAGAACGCTACACAAATGTTGCCCAAGCAGGGTTTGAATACCGCTTTTTTTCTGGTGGCAGTAGAAGAAAGAAACCGCCTTTCCGACTTAACACAAGGATTTATTCCTGTATTTTGATAAGAAACGATGTGCCATACAGATGGCGTGGTCGCTACAACGAAGATACAGACTTATCGCTTCGGATGCTTAAAGACGGCTGGTGTACTGTTTTGTTCCATTGCTTTTTGCAAAACAAAGCGGCAACCCAAACAGTCAAGGGCGGCAATACCGCAGAGTTTTACGAGAAAGAAGGAACTTTGCCAAAGTCTGAAATGCTTGTCCAGTTACATCCAGATGTGTCCAGGCTCGCATGGCGATACGAGCGCCACCACCATCATGTCGATTACTCGGTATTTAGAAAAAACCAATTACAGCAAAAGCCAGATTGGAATTACTCTGGAACAAACAATTATGGAATGAAACTTATATGACAAAGACGCAAGCCCATGCCATCCTCGACCGCATTAAAAGAAAAGATAGACACCCCGTGTCCCTGGCTGAAACAAATAGCGCCTTGGAACGGACAGGGGATTTATGTCGAGCATCTGGCGAATCACTATGCGCTGATGGCGATGAACCCTGCGACTATCGACCACGCTCGTTATATGTCAAAAGCGCTGAAGTCGGATTTTCCTACTCTCGGTATCTTGATTGTTCAACGACTGAAAGCATTAAATGAGCCTAGTAGTGACATTCACAGTTGACGGAGACCCCGTTCCGAAAGGCAGACCGCGTTTTGCCCGTAGGGGTCAGTTTGTCCAAACTTACACAGATGCCAAGACAATCGACTACGAAACCCATGTAGCGATGAAAGCCAGACACGCAATAGGCGCAACAGAGCCATTAAAAGGGGCTTTAACTGTGTTTTTATACCTTCGGTATGCCATACCAGCGTCATACTCGAAAAAACGCAAGGAAGCCTGTTTAGCGGGTTTAGAGTTTCCAAAGAAAGTGGACATAGATAATGTTTACAAAAGTATTACCGATGCCATGCAGGGAATTGTTTATGCCAACGACTCACAAATCGTGGAGGCGCACATCAAAAAAGTCTATGCCGAAGATGCTGGCGCAAATGTAATGGTGCAAGAGTGCGAGTAGAACTAACCAAAGAAAACGCCACCGCGCTGATGGCTGGGTTATGGCCTAAAGTTAAAGAAGCACTAGCATCTGGCAAAAAACTAACGCTAGAGATAAAAGACGCAAGTAAAAGCCGTGACCAAGAGGAGAAATACCACGCGATGATTGGCGAGATAGCCAAACAAGCCCAGCACTTAGGCGCAAAGTGGGATGCGGAGTCTTGGAAACGCTTGCTGGTAGACCAGTTTTGTAGAGACAACGACATAAAAACAAGCGTAGTAATCCCTAATTTGTCTGGTGATGGCATTGTGCAACTAGGGATGCAAACACGCAAATTCACTAAAGAACAAGCATCAGAGTTTGTGGAATGGCTAAACGCTTGGGGGGCAGAGCATGGCATTACCTATTCCCAAATTTAATTACTTCAGAAGCAAAAAGCATTTACAAAATGTGTCTGACTTGCCATGCCAGCATTGCGGGGCAGAGGGACAGACGCAGGCGGCTCATAGTAACTGGGCTAAACACGGCAAAGGGCGTGGGATAAAGGCTTCAGACGAATACACAGCCGCCTTGTGCTACCCATGTCACGCGCAATTAGACCAAGGAATGTGCTTGTCTAAAGAAGAGCGCCAGACCATGTGGGACAACGCTTATATGAAAACCCTAATAGAACTAAAAAAACGCGGTTTATGGATAAAATAAATGCGTTGGTAGCCGTAATAAGGGTTAGCGCCTTATCTTTCTCGTTTTGTGCAAATACATAGAAAGACGGAACTCTGCTTTATGAGAACGGCTATCAACACCTATTTTTTTGGGTGAGCCTTATCCATACTGGTTTTCTCATGCGTCTTGAGTTCTTTTGCAACAGACTCAACTTTGCGCTCAACCGCTTTGACTTCACGCTCGACAACATAATGCTTGGGTATGGTGTGTACTGCTTTTTCGCGGGTTAATTTAAAATTTGTAGCCATTGAAAAAACTCCTATAATGGTGTCGGCATTGTACAATGTCGTTAACCTTGCAAGGAAACATCATGGGAAAAATGGACTCAAACAAAGGTATGAAAAGTACCACAGGCGCAACCCCACCTAAAGGTGCATCATCCAGCGATATGTCTGGTGAGCGCATGGAAAAAATCCGAGGCGGTGTTGCTATGGGTAAAGAAGATAAAACGATGGGCATGGAAGGCGAGTTCAATACTGGCAAAACTGCTGGCGTTTGCTACGACCATAAGCGCGAAAACTATCGTTAAAGCGAAACCCCAATAGTCAGTCGGGACTAAAGGGGCTTCTAACCACATCAAAGAAAGGTTGATATGGCTGATGAGCATTGTAGAGACTGTCGACACTATTACGACAACGGCTCGATATTAGGGCTATGCCGTAGGTATCCGACATATCAGAATAGAAGCCCACAAGAGACTTGTGGCGAATATAAAGGCAAAGCAGTTGCCGAACTTACCCCAGAGCCTTCTGGGGACTTTTTGAAGCCCAAGCGCATGGGTAGACCACCAAAGGTCAAAGCGGAGGTTACAGAATGATTGTTAAACCTTTGAAAGACAAAATCATTGTCAAGCCCGAACTACGGGTCAAATCCCTAATTCTAGATACCAGTACGATGGCAGAAGCCGAATCAATCGGTACTGTGGTCGCTGTGGGTGATGATGCTAAGTTTCAAGGCGTTAATGTCGGAGACCGCATAATGTTTGGAACATTGGCTAAAGACTACAAAGACGAATATTTGAAGTTTGAAGAACTTAACTTAAATGGTGAGCGTCACCTTAAAATGAGTTGGCAAGACATTTGTGCAGTAATAGAGGAAGTATGACTAAAGAACTAATTAACCTAAGAATTCAAGACCTAATCAGCAAAGGTAAGGAACTTGAACAACAGTTGCACCAAATCAATGGTGCGTTACAGCAATGTCAATGGACACTATCCGAACTGGAGAAATCTGATGCCACTCAAGAAGTCGACAAGCCCGAAAGCGTTTAAAGAAAACATCAAAGCCGAGGTAAAAGCAGGCAAGCCCGTCAAGCAAGCCGTTGCCATCGCTTATGCTGAAAAGCGTGAAGCGTCTAAAATGAAGGCTAATTCCAAACGGAAATAGTCTATGCCTACTTTGTCTGATATAGCGTCAATGAGAGAAACACCGCGTAATGCTGGTTGGGGTGCTATTTCGGATTTACTTGGCTACATTGACCAAAACGCTTTACAAAAGCAGTTTGGCTATCGAAACCCAGTAACAGGCGCTATATCTGAGGCAGTTGGCATACCAGCGGCTTCTAGGGTGGCTAACAAACTATCCTATGGCGAACCCATCAGTAATATTGGTAAAGCCAATGTGCCTTTAATCCCAGAAGATACGGCAGAAGCCGCTATGTTTGCCGCGCCTATTGCTGGCGCTTATGGTAAATATGGTGGTAAAGAATTGTTAAGACTTATAAACAATGCTCATTTATATGGTGAAGGGAAATTAGCCAACATTACTCCCCAACCAATGAGAATGACCGCATGGCATGGTTCGCCTTACAAATTTACTGAATTTGACCCAGAAAAAATAGGAACTGGCGAAGGCGCACAGGCTTATGGACATGGGTTATATGTGGCGCAAAACAAAAAAGTTGCCGAAGATTACATGAAAATTGAGCCAACAGGCCCATCGGTCGCACCGCGCAGAATGTTATTTAGCAAAGAAGTTGAAACTGGAACGCCAGAATATAAAGTGGCTCAATTAGTAGACGAGTTGGGATTGTCTAAAGCCCGTAAATTCATTTCTGATTGGTCTAAGAACCCAAACCCAGACCAAGTTGATTATGTCAACAAAGCCAGCGACATCATTCAGAATATAACTAAAAAGGCTGATGTTAGAAATCTTGGTACTGGAAATATGTACAAGATAGACCTTCCTGATGAACACATTAACAAAATGCTTGATTGGGACAAACCTTTTAGTGAACAACCCAAAAGCGTTCAAGAAGCATTTGCCAAACATGACCCAGATATGTACCACCCATCTGGTAATGAGTATTCGCCAGAAGAACGCGGCCAATGGCTATATATGAGGATGGCTGGTAGTTCAACGCAAAAAAATGCAAGCAAAAAATTGGCTGAAATGGGCATACCAGGCATTAGATATTTAGACGAAGGCAGTAGAGGTGCTAAAGACGGCACTAGAAACTTTGTGATATTCCCTGGCAATGAACATTTGTTAAAAATACAAGACATAAATGGCAATCCAATCAAATGACAGAAACAACAGAAAAACGCCCAGTTGGTAGACCAAGCCTATATGACCCAATCTATTGCGAAAAGGTAATAGAGTTAGGAAAACTAGGTAAGTCGATAGAACAAATTGCCGCAAATCTAGGCATCGGTACTAGAACTTTGTTTACATGGAAGGATACGCACGAAGAATTTCGGCACGCCTTGGATGAAGCAAAGGAATATGAACTAGATTGGTGGGAGAACATAGCCCAAAAAATGATGGTCGAGACTAAGGAAGGTGACAAACTTAACTCCTCTATCTGGTCACGCTCAATGGCGGCACGATTCCCCAAGAAGTACAGAGAAAGCACAAAGACCGAGATTACGGGTGCTGATGGTGCGCCTTTGGTTACGGGCATCAATGTGACCTTTGTAAAGCCTAATGGAGACTAATGCACAGTTTCCCGTAAAGATGGCAAGCCTGTTCGACAAGGCGCGTTATAAAGTCTATTACGGGGGAAGAGGGGCCGGGAAGTCGCACAGCGCGGCCAAGGCTTTATTGATACTGGGCGCTAAGAGCCAAATCCGAGTGTTGTGCGCCCGTGAGTATCAGACCTCAATCAAGGATTCTGTCCACAAATTACTGTGCGACCAGATAGAACTGATGAACTTGCATGGGTTTTATGAAATAACCCAAAGCGCCATCCGAGGCAAAAACGGCACAGAGTTCGCCTTTGTAGGACTGAAGAACAATGTAGCCAATGTCAAATCCTATGAGGGTGTTGACTATTGTTGGGTGGAAGAGGCACAGACAGTCAGCCGTCATAGTTGGAATACGCTGATTCCTACCATCCGTAAGGAAGGCTCTGAGATATGGATTACTTTCAACCCAGAACTAGAAACAGATGAGACTTATCAGCGCTTTGTGGTCAGACCACCAGAGCAAGCGGTAGTTCAAAAGATTAACTGGTCAGACAATCCTTGGTTTCCAGAGGTTTTAGCCTTAGAAAAAGATTCGCTCAAGAGTCGTGACCCAAGTGCCTACCAAACAGTATGGGAAGGCTTATGCCGTCTGACAGTAGATGGCGCTATCTTTGCCAATGAGATACAAGTGGCAGAGTTAGATGACCGCATTACCAAAGTCAACTATGACCCTACCAAGCCTTGCCATGTGATTTTTGACTTGGGCTGGGCAGACAGTACGGCTTTTTGGATACTTCAGTTTGTAGGCATGGAAACGCGCCTTATACGCTACCACGAAGATAACCAAAAGACTATTAGCCACTACTTAGCCTTGTTGCAAACCTATGGGTATATGTATGACACGCTGTGGCTACCGCATGATGCACAGAACAAAACCTTGTCAAGCAACGGCAAATCCATAGAGGAAATTGTCAGGGCGGCGGGGCATAAAACCAGAATCATTGAGCGTACACCGATAGCCGACAGCATCAACGCGGCTAGAACCATATTCAGAAACTGCTGGTTTGATAGGGAAAATTGCCATGATGGTCTACAATGCCTAAGACATTATCGGTACGATGTTGACCCAGAAACGGGGCAATTTAGCCGTCAACCGCTACACGACCAGTACAGTCATGGTGCGGATGCGTTTAGATATATCGGACTGATGATTAACGAACCCAAGCCAAGGCGTAAGGTTCAGCAACAAAACTATGGTCAGCCTCTCGGCTGGATGGGATAAATATGGATGACTTTGACCCAGTAATAACCGAGGCGATTGAGTTCCTCAAGTTCTGCAATGACGCAGACACGATGAACCGCCAAGAGGCGCTAGAAGATTTAAAGTTTGTATCTGGAGACCAATGGCCAATCGAACTACAAAACAGTCGTAATCTTGAATCACGCCCGATTCTCACTATCAATAAGTTAGATGGCTACTGCCGTCAAGTCGCTAACCAACAGCGCCAGCAACGCCCACGCATCAAAGTTCATGCTACCAATACGCACGAACAGATGGTAGAAGCAGAGGACATTCAAGGCATTATTCGACATATTGAGGTCAATAGCAACGCAGACCACGCCTATGACAACGCTTTTGACTATGCCGTGAGGATGGGATGGGGCTATGTGCGTGTCCGCACAGACTATGTGAGCGAAGATTCATTCGACCAAGAGATATATATCTGCCCAGTAGACAATCCGTTTACTGTGTATTACGACCCTAATAGCATATTGCCTGATGGCTCAGACGCTGAAAGATGCTTAATCACCACGATGATGAGCAAAGAAGTGTTTAGGTCAATGTACCCAAACC